AGGCGGTGTAAGCCATCAGGGTTCAAATACTTGCTGGAACGTAGCCGTGATCGTGGCGCGGTTTTTGTACGGCAGCGATTTGCTCCAGTCCTGGCAAACCCACTTGTAAGAAGTGGTGTCGTCCAGCGGTGTCCAGTCGAAGCTGGCGTTATCGGCGGCGCGGTCGTTTAGGAAAGTTTCGATGGTATCGGCGTCGGTTTCGGAGACTTCCCAGGTAAGGCTCCAGGTTTTGGGGTTTTGGTTGAGGCCGTAGGTCAGCCGTTGTTGGTAGCCGTCGCCGAATTGAACGGTGCGAACCACGGGGCGATTGGACTTTTGGGCGCCGTACGTGGGGGTTATTGCGGGGAAAGTGGCCATTAGGCGAGCAAGCCTCCGGGTCGTTTTTGCTTGATGAGTTCTTGCTGGACGGCGAGACCGATGACCTTGCCGAGCTGGCTCGCTTGGCCGGGATCGCCTCCCACACTAGAGCCGCCGGCGTCGACGTTCACCACGATGTTTGCTCCACCCATACCCATGGCGTCGTTGGGGTAGATGCTGCCGCTGGAGCGCGGCATGAACAGCTCAGGACCGCGTTCGCCAACGATATAAGGACGACCTGCTGATACCGGACCGCCATCTGCACGGAAAAGGTTTCCCAAGATTCCGCCGGAACCTTTTTTACCTAATCCTGAAGGGACACCAAAAAGAGCAAAATTTACGCCTATATCTAGTAACAAATTGGCTATACGCATCAGCATGTTTGTTGCAATCTCTTGGAGAGATTTTGTTTGGTCAATAGCTATTCCCAAACTTTGTACAACACCTTCCTTAAGTGCAACACCTACTTCCCCATAAACTTGCTTCATTTGCATAGCAAGATCTACTTCTTTTTGTACTTCAGCGTTTTGCCGCATTTGTGCAGCTATAGCCGCAGCTTTTGCTGGGTCTTTTATGTCTTTAATTGTATTGGCTATAGCAATTTCAAGCTCGGCTTCTTCTCTTTTGCCGGCTAGCGTTTGCTGCATTAAATAGGCTTCTTGTTGTAATTGAGTCTGCCGCTCATAACCTGGCGCTAAACGCTGGAGATCAAGCTGAGCTGCACGGCTCTCGTAATTTAGTTGTAACGCTACCAGCTCGGAATTTCGTTTTTTACGAATCGCAAGCAGCTCTTCTTGTTTGTTTGCTGTGTTAGCAACCTTTTGCTGCTGAGCTGCGTACTCTCCAAGCACTTTTGCCCGGTCACGCTCAAACGTGAGACGCAGTGCGAGCTGTTCTGCACCTATGCGTTCAGCATCGTTAATTTTATCTTGAATAGTGGCAGCAAGGAACAGTGTTGATGCTTCGGTTTGTAAAACATTGACACGCTTAATTGAGTTTTCCAGTGCTGTTCTACCCTTATCATCTTTACCTGCACCGCCTCCAGAAGGAGGCAGGTTTGCCGGCGCATTTATATCAACGATTGCAGCCGCAGCAGCACTAGGCGCACCTAGTTGACCTCTGCGAGTAAGAATTGCTTTTTGTACACGAGATAGTTGAACTTGGGCAGTTTTTACAGAGTACTCACCGAGATCTCCTCCATAACGTCCTAGCTCAGCTTGAGCACTGCGTGCAGCTTTATCTATTTTGTCAAGCTGCTCCGCTGTAGCTGCAGCTAATGGATTCAGCGTTCCTAGACCTTTTGTTATTTCGTCAATGGCGGACTTACTAACTGTTCCGGTACCACGAGCGAAACCCGACTTAAATACGGCGCTCATTGTTTCACCGACTGTTGCGTCGGTAATCAGATTGATTGCCTGAGTAGCGCGAGTAATGACGGATGCAAGTTTGCCCAAAACAGCGTCTAACGCTGGGACTAAATTTTTAAGTAATGCACCGGCTGCGCCAGCGATAGCGGTGGCGATGGCTGATACGGATTTGGTGAAACGATCGAAGCCTGTAGCACCTTTGTCTACTGTGCTTTCAGCTTGGCGCCCCATCTCAACAAGGGCATCTGTAACTTGCTGGACGCTGATGCGCCCATCTTTAGCCATTTCAAGCAGTTTGGTGCGATTTACACCTAACTTGGTTGCTAATTGTTCTTGAATAGGTATACCTTGGGCTGTAAATTTGTTTAGTGTAGAGATACTTACTTTTCCTGATTCCAGGGTGTCTGCAAATGCTTGAGCAATCTTGTCTACGCTACCGCCATACTCTTTAGAAAGTTCAATAGCAATCTTGATGGCTGATGCTGTTTCGTTGGTAGATAGTCCCAGTCCTTGGATATTGATAATGGCACTTTCAAGTTGTTGGCTATTACGGCCAGCAAGTTCAAAAGCAGTAGATAGTTGTTTTGCTTGAGCTGAACTAAACCCGAGTTCAGCAGCTAGTTCTTTAGTACGGGCTTTTGCAGCTTCAATCTCACCAAGCGCCGTACCGATTAGCGAACCGGCAAAGCCACCTGCTTGGCCACCAAGCAAGCCACCGATTGCACCGCCAAGAGCGGCTTGAGGACTTTGCCCAAAAAGTAATGGGAAGGCACCGCCGATAGCAGCCGAGCTCAAGCTGCCACGAATCGCTTTACTTACACTCTGAATACGCGCAATTTGACGCTTAGAAGTAGCATCTCTTAGGCGATCTATTTCTGCTAATTGTAACTTTTCCTGGTCAAAAAAGCGTAAATTTTCAGCACGTTGTTGACGCAGTTCGCGGGCACGCAAAGCGTTTTCAGCTCGATCCGCAGACACATCGCCTTCAAAACCACGGCGAGTAGAACGGGGATTGGGACCAAACGGGAACTGACTTACTTGTCCGCCAGCCAGGAACGCAGCACGCTCTTCTCTAGCTTTAGCAGCGGCCGCGAGACGACCTCGGGCAGCACTGCTTTCTGCCTCTTCTAAGGTTTGCAGGGCTGTGAGAGCTTGCTGCGTTGCCAGTGCTTGCTCGCGCAGCGCATCTGCTTTTGCTTTTGCAGCGGCCGCAAGACGATTACGAGCGGCGGTACTTTCTGCCTGCTCCAGGTCGCGTGTCGCTTGAGCAGCCTGAGCTGTAGCCGTAGCTTGCTCTTCTAAGAACTTTTTACGACGCTGTATAACCGTATAGGTATTCGTTGCACGACGTTCTTCGCTTTCGGAACGCAGACCTTGGGCAGATCGCACCAGGTCGTTTATGGCTTGCTGCTCAGCTTTCTGTGCTTTAAGAACAGTTACTAACTGTGCAGCGGCGATTACTGCTTTTTCGGTAGAAGAGTGGTACTCACCGATTTGATAGCGAGCATCTTTTAACTGGCTATTGAGCTGATTAAGCGTGGAGCCCTTGATTAACTCTTCAAAAGATGTTTTGACATTATCAACGGCCATGTTGAGGCCGTTTATCTGTCCGATTGTGCCGGCGATGTTTTGAGTTACTTGTTTGCCAACGGCTTTATCAACAGCTGCTCCAAGCCCGGCAGCCGCAGAACTGGCCTTTAACAGTTGGGGTGCGAAGGCCATTGCAGCAACAGCTGCAAGTCCCATGGCATTTGGGATGTGGCCGATCTGGTTGAGGATATTTCCTACAACCTCAGGCACGCCGCCAAGCGCACTGTTGAGAGATCCGGCAACACCTTTACCTAAAAAACTAAACTTATTGATTACATCTGCAATACTCGTTGACAGTTGACCGGCGCCTAAAATTGCGCCCGCAAAAAGTCCGCGACTAAATATCCCTTTTACTTCGTTTCCTACATTCTTTGCAACATTGCCAATGCCGCGAACGGATCGTTCGACTGAGCCAAAATTTATATTTGCGGTCTTTTTGGAAAGATCGTCGAGAGTTTTTTGTAGCCGCGTGATTTGTGACTCGGCTTCACGAGTCTTGGCGCGGACCTGAATATCAACGTTGTACTCAGCCACCGGCCCGCGCTAGCAGTCTTCTTCCTAGCTTACTTGGAGCCCATCGTGCCAGCACGGGCGCGGGCTTTGGCTTGCTCGGCAGCTTTTTCTTCTCGCTCATTGCGGAGCTCAAAAAATGCCGCCCAACCAATAAGTTCCTCGTGTGTAAGGTTTTGGCAGAGCTGGGACACAGTAGTCCCAAGCTCTTTAGCCAAAAAGTACAGGAAGAACCAGTCGCTACTAGCTTTTGAGGGCGGCTTTCGCTTCCTCCACCTTGGCCGTTGCGCCAGAAGTAAGCATCGCCAGCTGGATCTCCTGGAGGATGCTGGCTTCGACTTCGCGGCGGAGGGCGGCACGGTCACCATCGGCAAAAAGGCGTTTGCCGTCTTTGTCGAGAGCCTTTTCAATCATCAGGTTCAACGCAAAATCGTTTGCGTCGTCGCTATCAGTCTTCTTTTGGATGGACTCGCGCTCAGCAATGGTCAGAGGGTGCCAGTAGATCTCCAGCACAGTCTCACCTTCGATCTTGATCTCGTGCTTGTACAGCTGGCTGACTCCGAACTTGTTACGGAGCAGTTCTGCGGCTCGCATTTGAAAAACGCGGTGTTGTTCAATAATACACTAGGGGTTTGCCGTGAATTGGCAAGAGATCAGGCCAATAAAGTGCGAACGATCTTCAATGTCTAAGGGTGAGGGCCCCACAATGTCCAGGACGCGGGGGTCGCAAGTGTAGGGGTCCGCATAGCCCGAAGCATTGACCGAGGTAAGGCCGTCGATTACGGCTTCGCTGATGGCGGCCAAAGTTGCCGTTCCGGCAGCTTTGGGGACGTAGACGTTACAGGTAATGACGCCGGAGTAAAAGTCGGCCGCGGCGCCCATGTTCTGGAGCGTGGAGCG